GAAACCTGCAAGCCGGGTGGCCGAGTTTCAACGGTCCTCCGAGCCACCCGGCTTGTCTCTTCCTCCCCTAGGTCCCCAACCTTTCCTTCCCCATGAAAAAGCTCGCAAAAATCTCCAAGATCTCAATCAACGTCCGCAAGCCCCAAGACCTGGGTCACGTGGTCGGCGCCATCACCAAGGCCATCACCAAGGCCGGAAGGCATGGCAGCGTTGAGGTCGTCATCCTCGCTCCCGACGGCTCCAAGCTCGAAGCCCCGGAAGTTCCCGGGACCAAGACCCAGGTCGAATCCAACGCGGAAGAACTGAAGGCCGCCAAGGCCGCTCATGTCGAGACGATCAACGAACTCACCCAGGCTCGCCTGAGGATCCAGGAGCTCGAAGCCCTAGCCAAACAGCAACCGGAAGGCTCCGGAGCTCACCAGGACGATCCTGGAAGCCAGAACGAGCCTTCTGGCGACCTCCCCAAGGTCCCATCTTCAGCCCCGGCCAAGAAAGCCGCCAAGAAGACCGCCACTGCCAAGAAATAAACCAACTCGAACCATCCGCTCGTCATGCCCAAATTCACTCGCCAACGATACAACGTCAAAGGACTCGGCCTGAAGGTCGAGGCCCTCGAAACCGCCGTCCTTCCAGCCACCGCGTCGAAAGCCGGACTGGTCAAACAGGGAGTCGCTGTGGCCAACGCCGCAGGAGCCGCTCCGACCGCAGCCGAGTTCCTCGCCCTCCTGGCATCGCTCAGGACGGCCGGAGTCATCGCCACCGCCTGATCCCAGCACCTGACGGAACCAAGCCATGGCCCTGGTAATCGAAGACGGAACCAGCAAATCCGACGCGGACTCTTTCGCCACCCTGGTGGAGGCGAGGGATTTTGCGTCGAAACGCGGCCTGTCTCTCCCTGTGGACGACACGGAAGCCGAACAGCTGCTCAGAAAAGCAGCCGACTTCTTCCGCTCGCTGTCCTTCCAGGGAGTGAAGACTTCGAGAACCCAGGCCCTGGCTTTCCCACGCTCGGGAATGACCGTCGACTCCGAGGCGATCCCGGACAACGAGATTCCCGTCGAGGTCAAATACGCTCAAATCCAGCTCGCAGTGGAAGCGCAGACAACCAAGCTGCTGCCCACTGGAGCTGGCCGCGAGGTCATCAAGGAGAAGGTGGACGTCCTCGAGGTGGAATATGCGCCGACAGGAGCCACCAGCATCCAGCCTGTCTTCAACGAGGCTCTCGCCTGGCTTGAGGCTTACCTCGACGGCGGGTCTTTCGGAATCAACGCATCAATTGTGAGAGCATAAACCATGGCCGACTATGAAGCAAACGCCGAGCTTGCCTTGCGTCTTATCCGCGAGAACGGCCGTGATTTGCCCATGACGCGGTCTGTGGGTGGGACCTACGATCCGGTGGCTGGCAGTGTTTCGGGGGGAACGGTTGACTCCTGGTCTATTCCGGGAATCATCCTGCCAGCCACCTTCCGCTCAATGGTCGGCCTGGACAACGGCATGCTCGAAGCGGGAACGCTGACCCTTTCCAAAGCGAGGAAGATCCTGGCCGCCGCCAAGGGCTCGCTTCATGAACCTCTTCCCGAGGACATCATCAACTTTGACGGCAGCAACTGGAGAGTCCTGGCGTGCGTTCCGCTGAATCCGGCCGGGATTCCAATCGTCTACAAGATCGGAGTGATGAAAGCATGAGCTTCAAATCGGACATTTCGAAATTCAAGCTGCAGACTCTCAAGAAAATCGAGAGGACGCGGAAAGGCGCGACCTTCCGTCTGTTCGCTGCTGTGATCCGTGACACCCCGGTCGGCCATCCCGACACCTGGAACATGACGGAAGCGGAGAAGAACGCCGTGAAGAAATCAGGCTACACCGGAGGCTCGCTCCGCAACTCCTGGATTTGCACCCAGAATGCCCCGGCTTCCGGCGTCCGCGATTCCGAAGACGATGGAGCGGAAGCGGACGCCCTCGACACGATCAACACCAGTCGTGGAGACTGCACCCTCTACCTGACAAACAACCAGAAATATGCTGGCCGCGTTGAGTTCGACGGCTGGTCCCACACCAAGTCTCCCCAAGGCATGGTCCGCAAGAACATCCGGCGCTTTCACGCGCTCTTCCAGGAGGCCCTCAAATCGGCATGAGCAACACCGCGAAAGCACGGAAAGCCTTGGTCAACGCAGCGAAAGCCCGCCTCACGCTGTTGGGCTTCCCCGTCTCCTGGCCCAACAAAAAGTTCGACCCGCCCAACAACGCTCCTTGGATCGGTTTCCACTATGTCCCGGCCGGAAAGACGGCGGCCACCCTTGGAGAGGGAGGAGAGGACGAGCTTGTGGGCTTCATCCAGTTCGACGTCAATGTTCCACAGGATTCCGGCGAAGAGGTCACCGAGAACGCGCTGAGCGCCCTCGAGTCCTACTTTGTTGCTGGCCGATCGGTCATCTATGATTCGCAAGCGGTCACAATCTCTTCAAACTCCAGGACGTCAGGCAGAACGGTTGACCCTTACTGGAGGACAAGCCTCACTGTCAACTTCTACGCAAGAATCATCCGCTCCAGTCTCACCTAACCAACACTAAAACAGAACACCACTATGGACTCCGCACGCCATGCCCTCTACCTCGTCCCGGAAACGGCCTACGGGGTCACGCCAGACACTCCCTCCTTTGAGCGCTTCCGTCATACGGGAGCAACTCCTGGAGCAACCAAAAACACCAGCATCTCCGACGAGCTCCGGCCCGATCGCCAGATCGCTGACTTCCGTCACGGCATTGTTTCGGTCGGCGGGGAACTCAACTTCGAGTTCTCCTATGGCTCTTTTGACACCGCGATGCAAGCAGCGCTCCTCGGAACCTGGACGCTTGCGATGAACCTCGCCTCGACAACGGTTGCCGTTGACGACGCCGACAATTCCTACAACAGCACGGGACTCGCTCTTCTGCGCGCTGGTGACAAGATCACCGTCGCTGGATTCACCACTCCCGCCAACAACGGCGTGAAGACTGTCGTGAGCTCCACCGGGACGAAGATCGTGGTGGCTGAAGCCGGACTGGTTGACGAAGCCTCCGGTGACTCCGTGACCATCGTCTCCGCCCGCAAGGTGCTCAAGGCCGGGGTTGACCGTCAGAGCTTCACCCTCATGCGTCATTTCACGGACATGGATTCGGCCGCCAAGCCTTTCCACCTGTTCAAAGGCGTCGAGCTCAACACCATGTCCCTGTCCCTCACTCCTGGCGACAAGGTCACGGGATCTTTTGGCCTGCTCGGCCGCGAGCCTGTCATCCTGGAAGAGGCCCCTGCGGGAAGTGTGCTCGGCGTGGCAACCACCAGCCGTGTGTTCGACTCCTTTACTGGGTCGCTCAAGGAAGGGGGCACTGAAATCGGCATTGTGACCGAAATCACGCTGACCCTTGAGAACGGCCTCGAAGCTCGCCCGGTGTTGTTCTCGAAGTTTACCCTCGAGCCTTCCATCCAGCGCAGCAACCTCACTGGCCAGATCACGGTCTACTTCGAGGACGCGACCATGCTGGAGAAGTTCCTTGATGAAACCGCGTCGAGCCTCGACTTCACCATCACCGACCTGGATGGCAACAGCTACCGCTTCCTGATTCCAAACATCAGCTATACCGGAGGCCAGCCCGACACCACTGGCCAAGGCTCCATCTCGCTTGCTATGCCCTTCCAGGCCGTTTACGATCCGACCAACGCGTCGCAAATCGTCATTGAGAAGATCCCCGCTTCCGCTTGATCCGCCTGATCTCCCAAACACATAAACCAACACCATAAGACCGTGAAATCGAAAACAAAAATCGACGCCTTCTTCACCCGTGCTCGTGCCAACGAGGGAATTGAAATGCCCCTGCTGCTGCCTGACGGAACCGACTCCGGAGAAACCATGCACATTCTTGGCGTGGACTCCGATGCGTTCCGCAAGGCTTCGGCTGTCAAGAGCCGCGAGATGACCAGAATCCTGACCTTGCCGGAGGACGAGCGCCACGACGCTCATGACAAAGCCAACGCCGTCCTCCTGGCAAGCCTGGTGACCGGATGGTCCCTCGACACGCCGTTCACTCATGAGAATGTGGTGACACTGCTGCTCGAGTCCCGGACAGTCGCCGACCAGGTTGATTCACTCGCAGGAGACCGCGCTCGTTTTTTCGCCAAGCGGTA